GAGAATACGGTTTCAGTGCTACCACCATCTGGGCTTTGGATCTGTGGACCGCCTTGAACGTAGTAATTGACTTTGCCGGCAGTGCCTTCGTAACCAATATGAAGGTCAGTAGCAGCGCCACCGTAATCAGAACCGGACCAGCCAGCATTGGTTTCAACGTTGACATAAGGGCCAGCAATAGCACCAGCAGGTGCCAGGGCAGCAACAGCGGCGATGGCAAGAGTGGTTTTGATCATTGCAATGAGGAAAAAGGACTGTTTGCGAACGTATTCGCTATTTCAATATACCCAAATATGAAGGAAAACTTGAATATTGTGAGGTAATTAAGATGGTCAACATAGAAAAACAACGGAAGAAGCTGTTGAAGCTGATGGAGAAGGCCCAGAATGTTCTATCAAGAGAAGAATCTAAAGAAATCCTTAAGAAAGCAAAAAAGATAGGGAGAAAGATCTCCGGCAAATCGGAAATCTAAGCTAGGCATTTAATGACCATGGCTAGTCCGTTACTGGAATATTGGAACGGGCGGGTCAAGGTTACCAGCCAGAGCACGGTAACGATTGTTGGTGGTCGCCCTGTTACATCTGGCGGAAGCGAATATATCGTTAAATGTTACATCAAAAGGATTCAATATACCGGCGTAACGAGTGGATCAAAACCATTACCGTTATCTTCACAGCTAGAAGGTCGGATGCTGCCTGGCGGCAGCGGTGATCAGTTTTACTATCGAGGCTTTGCCCTTCAGAAAGCCGCTCTAGGCGGTGAAAACTGGTTGGGTGACCTATCTGCCCTAACCTTTACTGATATCACCTCACAGGAGCTTTTCCTGCTGCCTGGAAGCGAAGTTGAGTTCAAGTTCGGTAATGATCCAACAATGCAAGCAACTATTCAACGTTCTAGTGGTCAATTTGGTGGAGATGGGATTGATGAAATCTTATATCCAGCATTAGGCGGTGTAGAAATTCAATTAACAGGTTCCGACTTGCAGAACTAATGGCCTATAAGTTAAAGGTGACTGGATTAACAGGTTTTAAGCAAGCGCTTAAAAAGTCAAAGAAGGAGATAAAAGCCACCATTAAGGAATTGAACAATAAGTCTATATCTTTTGTTGTTGGAGATATTGTAGTCAATGCAGAATTTAAAGATCAAAAAATTACCGATTTTCTTGAAAAATTACCATCATTAATCAATAAAGCTCATGAAAATGCGTTAAATAAATTAACTGACTTATTGCGTAACGCTTTAGATGATGCAATAGAAAGTCCGGCATGGGAGTGGAATTCAGACAATAGAGACATTATTGATACTGGAGCATTGAGAGATAGCTTGAAAATTTATGTTGACTCTGATTCGGATATTCATATTTTATATGGTCAAGACTACGCAGCAATTGTTCACTATGGCGGTTACTTTCATCCTTTTGGAAACAAAAACGCAAAAGCATATTATCCAGGGCGACCATGGGTCGACTCAGTTTTAAACGGTGGCGGACCTGTGCCTCAATTTGACTTTGAATCAAACTACAAAAATTTATTTACACTTGAACTTGAAGATTTAACAAGTTAGGCATACTAGCTCGCTTTATGGCGACTATGGCAAAACTACCGTTTGTTATTGCTCCAAAAATGAAGTCTTACCCCGTGCGTCTGGGTAACGAAGACGTTGGAGTAATTGAGATTGAAAAGCGTGGCTACTTAAGCGTTGCTGAAAAATCTTTTGTTGATAGCGTCATGCAAGGCAGCGATGGCGTTACCTCCATGGTTCGACTTGCCAGTAAAGTCGCACGAGCTGAAAAGATTTCGGTAGAGAAAGCTTATAATTTAATTGTTGGCATTATCGGTGGATCTGATACTAGCCCATTAGCCACTAGTCTAAGTAACAACTTTGGCGATGAGATTGCTGAGATTCAATCTCAAATGATTGATTCTATGCAGCGTAAGTCAATTGCTTGTGCAACAGTCTTGATCCAATCAAGAATTGATGCTGAATGGACTGTTGATGATACAATGCAGCTTCAACCTGAACTTTTGGCTGCGTTCTCGAATTTTTACGACGAGGAAGAGCAAAAAATTAATCCACAAAAGTCTGAAGATCCTGAAGAAGAGGCGGCTGAAATTGTGGGAAAGTAAATGCTGGAGAGTGGGGCAAAACAGTCCCATTTGAAAAAATTTACTGGGATTTAAAAGATGCTTTTAAGGGAGATCCAGATTTCTCTATAGATAATTATCATAAGCTTCCCTATCTTTATGTTCTAGAGGCGTTTGAATATACATTGTCTCGCCGGCAGAAAAAACTGCATGAAGCAGAAGCTCCTATTGCATTACAAACTTCTTTAATAGCTAATACGAACAGAGATCCCAAGAAAACAAAGAAACCTTTCTCTATGGAAGATTTCTTTTTGTATCAACCGAAGGACACACAAAATATCCCCAAGAGTACGTATGGTGCTGCTGGCATGAAATTGCTAGACATGGGTTTATTGCCACCCTGGGCATTGTTTATTTACAAGGATCTTCAGCAGTCTGCATCAGGTTTACCTCCTCAGCTTCTTGCGTTTATTCACGAAAGCGCAATCATTTTAGCGCCGATCGTCAAGAAGCATTCAGTTAAAGGTATGCTCATTTGCGAAGACAAGGCGCAAGGTAGGACGATTGAAATGAAGTCACCATGCGGTCAGCAAATAAAAGTGGCCATCCCAAATTTAAGTGGGCATTATGCTGCAATTGAAAATATTGATATTGAGATTAGGAGTTCATAATAAATTCATTGCAGTCATAAATATCTCCAGAGACAGGAATATTTGGCACTTCGTTTTCAATCCAGTGACGGATGCGATATTCCCTTTCAATCGTATAGAATTGCTGTCTGTTGAACCATTGAACCCAATCTTCTGAACCCTTTGAATGGTTACAACGCTTGCAGGCTGGGATGCAATTACTTGTTATGTCCTCCCCTCCTTTTGCTTTTGGTTTTACGTGGTCCAGCGTTAACGATGCATCATCAATGGGTGGATTACCACAATATGCACAACAGTTACACCATGCGCTTTTAATTGCCTTACGCCAAAGGTGTTTAGCTTCTTTTCTTGTCATTGCCTCAAGATTATAAAGGTAGTCGTGAATCCTTGGACGGACTTGGAATTCCTTCTCAATCATTGAGGTCTATTGAAGACAGGACCGCAAAGGGATGAGGCAAGTGGGCTTCTCATAAGCACTTTTGCGGCTGTCTAGTTTATAGTACCTGACTTGGGCAAACTAGGCCACGATTTTTATCATTCTGATGGCACAAACTTTTGCTACTACGCCACAGAAAATTTATAATGTATTAGCAAACGATCCGACCTTCTCTTCATACATCGGGAGCTATACGTTCTCGAACGGATCAAGTGCAAATTCGATTGTTATCTTGACGCCTGGTGAAAAACTACCACAACTTAGCTCACAAGAAGGATTAGAGTGCATTATTCATGATTCAGGAGATGTATCACGTAAGGATTATGTGAACGATAATTCTGACCTTTTAACCACTTGGAAGTTGTTTTTAATTGTATGGGATGATGCCACTGGAAGCGACCTAGATGCCGCTGTAAAGCGCATCATGCACCTGTTCTATGGAAGTACATCAATCGAGACTTTATCTGTCTCACAGGGCCTAGGAGCACGTGTACAGACAATGGTTATGATCCCAGAGAACGGTGGACTACACCAAGATGCAGTAGACATCTTGGATTCTTTACCGTAGGGGAATAAATAGTATTCCAGACCATTAGGAACACTACGTTAGTGGGGTGAATCCCCCATTTTTGCTTAGTTTTCAGCATTCTGGAAATTCACCCATGGCTAATTATTCTGCGGCCTTCGGATATAAGGTCTATCTTCTTCCGCTGGCATCCACCTCTGTAGATCTGGACTTCACCGGCATCACTGAAGCAACCGGTCTTTCTACCAGCACTTCTTTCCTGGTGACCGACACCACCGCTGCTGGTGATGAATTGAACCTGTCGGCTGCTGATGCAACCGTTGCTTTCAGTACTTCTACTGGTGTCTTCACGGTTGACTCCACCGCCTTTGATATGGACGGTCTGGATAAGCCTTTCAAGCTGTATGGTTTGACCAACGCTGCCCTGGAAACCGACACTTCTAGCGAAGACGTGATCACCTATGACCGCACCACTCGCGGTTATAACACCAACGTTGCAACCACCAAGTCTTTCAGCATCTCCCTGGAAGGTGTGGCTGACTTCAAGGACGCTGGTTATCAGATGCTCCGCCTGGCTGAGGCTAACACTGTTAACAACAGCCTCCGTTGTAAGTTTGCTCGTATCGGCCCTACCGGCACCGATGAGACCATCTACGGTTACGGCACCCTTGAGGGCTATTCTGAATCCATCGAGGCTGGCTCGGTGGTTTCCTGGTCCGCTACATTGAACGGCTACGGTCCTTACAACCTTGAGATTGACGCTAACTGACAAGCATCAAAAATCGCCGAAAGCCCCGCCCAGAGCGGGGTTTTTTCTTGGCAAACTATTTTAGCCTTTTAGGTGCCTGATGGCTGACTTTAGTATTGAAATTCCAGTTGGAATGGATATATCTCAAGTCAATGCTGCTCTAAAAAAGTTTAATGGCAATGTTCAGGAGACTGCAAAATATTTAACGGATTTAAGTAAATCTACGACTGGTGATACACGACTTATTGGTGTTCAATTTGTTGCAACAGATTCGCTTTCTCCTGCCTTCAAGGCAACAGAGACTAGTTCAAGTAGAGCTGGAAAAGCATATGCAGCCAATGAACGTCAATTAAAACAACTTACCAAGACGGTACGCGGATCTGTTACTTCGCTTAGGCAGAGCATTGCCGCAAGAAAACAACAATTAGCTGGGATAAGAAGAACAGATAGTGCTTATCAGCATGTAGAAAAAACAATTAAAAGTTTGCAGAAAGCTTTAAATAAAGCGCAAGGGATTGAAGAAGGCTCAGTCGCTGCAAAACGCCAGTTATTATCTAGTTTACAACGTCAAGCTGATGCTCTTCGTCAAGGGAGCGAAGAACAGCGTAGATACGCTAGAGAGGTTAAAAAGTTAACTGCTGAAATCAATAATACCAACAATCCGTTCAGTAGATTCTTTGGAATTTTAAACAGACTTGCAACATTACAGGCAGGTTTTCAAGCTTTTACTGCAATTGTTGGAGGCTTTTTCGGTAAAATCAATGAATTTACTGGACAACAAAAGCAACTTGAAGGATTTGAACTTGCATTGAAAAATGTCGGGCTTTCTACTGTTGAAGCAAGTAAAGCATTAGGGGAGGCATCTTCAATCTCAGCACGATTAGGAGCCCCATTACAGCAAGTTGAAAAGTCTTTTAAGCGCATGATTCCATCCTTGCGTGCTGTCGGCGTGAACGCTGAAGACTCTAGTAAGTTTATTGAGGGTATCGCAGCGAGGACTCAGACGCTTGGATTGAATACTGAACAGTCCGGTCGTTTTGTTGAAGCATTTGCTCAGGTTCTTTCAAAAGGTAAGTTGCAAGCAGAAGAACTTAATCAGCAAATCTCTGAACTTGATGGCGCTTTCAGGACTCAATTAGCAGATGCTCTAGGTGTAGCAACTAGTGAACTAGAGGAGTTAATTAGCAATGGTGAAATCACGGCTAAAGTCTTTGTTAAGGCTTTCAACGAGATGGAAAATGGAGCGGAAGAACTGGCGAAAAGAGTCAAAGAGGGTAATTTAACTGTCCAACAGTTTGAAAATATAATTGATAAAATTCGAACTGAAAACATTAGGAACCTCGGCAAATTGCTACAACCTGCTATTTTGGGTTTTCTTGAGCTACAGTTAGCTTCAGAACAATTTATTGCTACTGTAATTGATTCAGAGTTTGGTAAATTTTTGGTTGATGTCTTTAATAATGTCGTGCTTGGTATTCGTGACTTTGCGACTATTCTAATTAATACGACCAAAGCGCTTGGCTTCTTCTTGGAGCCCTTGTTTGCCACAACAAGATTTTTCTCTGGCCTTCTAAGATTAATCGTACCGCTTGCTGCTGGCTTTGTGACTCTTAAAGTTGCAACTTTTGCCTACGGCGCATCAG